GAGACAATGTACTAAAGTTGGTACTATGGATAGTGGAAAGCCTATATTTCTCAAAGAACTTAAATATGTATGGGAGATGTTTCCGTGGTATGACGAAACTAACACATTATTGATAGATGATTCGCCCCATAAAGTAGTCAATAATCCACCAAATACATCTATCCACCCCGAATCCCTAACGTTCGAAACGCTTAAGAATCCAATAGATCTGCGAGAATTGATAGCCTAAGTCCGATGTGAGTGTGTATTTATATAAGTAAAAATGAGACCAAACTGTGCGTACGATTCGTGTCAATATAGAGCGGGTAAAAATGGATTCTGTATCAAACATAAAGATGAGGGCGAGGCCGTGTTAGCCCTGATCCAATTAAGTAAAGTAAAAAAGGTGCTTAGAAAAAATAAGGCATTGTAATAAAAACATGGATCGTTCAATGGCGATATTCTGCCTTAAGGCACACGCGAAGGGAATGGTACAAAAACACCGCGCAAACGTCGAAATTTATTTAAAAAACCCGGTCGGAGTTGGCGAACATTCAGATGTAATGGGCGCCATCGAAATGGAACTCGATAATATCGCAAAATATGACGACAGAATCGAAATGATCAACAAATACATTAAAGACCACGATCTAAGTTCTACTAACCAAAATGATTAGACCAAGCCCGGGATGGCTGAAACAACAAAATTTTAAACCGGTAACGGTCGCAAGTTCGATAAAGACTTCCGGAAAATCCAAAAAAGATTTAAAATTACTGCGTGATGAATGCGAACGCTTACATAAAAGGAACACCGAACTCCGAGTTCGTCTCGCAGAAAAATATCCATTCATGGAACATACAAAAGAAATAACAAAACATAGGGCACTATGGTATATAGAATCCAGTCACAGAAGAACAGACCTTCTTATACAAACATTGGAAAAATCAAACGACGAAAATATAAAACAGCTCGCGGAACTATCGACCCTATTAACAGAAGCAATAAACAATTTTGACAAGGAAAATAATATATAATATATATAGAACAATGTCCCCTCTTGTGTGTATAAAGTCTATCAATATCAACCCCGTATCCATGCGCAACAAGAATAATCTTGAAAAACTGATGGGAAAATTATCTAATAATATGCTCAAAGTCAAGTTAGAAGCATACGATAACGTAGATGTAGATGTTATTTGTAGCGCGGTAGGCCTACTCCACCATCATGAATTAAAGGGGGTATCTATAAAGGGGGCACAATGGAAATCTCCACAAAACCTAACATGTCAGGATGTTAATATCAATTTGGGGGTGTGTAAATTAGATGAGGATAAGTTACGCGATGATAGTTACATAGCCTTAAAATACGAAGCGAGTGGGCATGCGTACGTATCTATGTCCTTTGATGATTTTAACAACTTCCTAAAACATCCTTTAATGGAGAAATCCATGGGAGAGTGGGAAGATACAATAAAGCTCAGTAAATGTTCCTACGATGAAAGTAGAGAATCATTGGTTATCGATGTATATCACGATAACGGTGTTGTGTGTTATAAGCGTAAATTTACGTTATCTAATACATTAAGACTAGGTGAAGTCAGAGCAGAATATATACCCGAAGATGGTGGTATCGATAAAGATGACGTAAGCATACGAAGATTAAAGACAATGATACAAAATTATTTTAATACGTTAATTGTTAATTTGGATGGAACGCATCTTCAATATAAGCACATGGACGTAAATGAAAATGGTATTTATCTACAACTTTATGTGACGGTAAATAAACTCCCCATAGATAGATTTAACTTTTAATTAAAGTTTATCGTATAGTTATAATTAAATGAAAACCTACGTTTCCGCAGACGGTATTAAGATTTTAGTCGGCGAAAACGCAAAAGAAAATGACAATCTTACCACGGCAAGTTATCCCGATGAATGGTGGATGCACGTAGATGGTGGAGCGGGATCACACGTAATCGTGTGTTGTGAAGAAAATATAATCCCAAAAGAAACGAAAAGAGATGCCGCAGTCTTGGCAATACACCATAGTAAATCACACAATACTAAAATGACGCGCGTGAATCTCGTGCGCGTCGGACAGGTGTGGAAAGACCCCATAATCAAGACTCATGGACAAGTGTATTTAACGGGCGAGGTTACACAATTGACCGTATTCATGAACAAAGAAGGACCCAGGTTAGAAAGACTTCGGGGTAAGAGAACTCAATAAACCAATTTAAGAAAAAGATATCTTTATTCTATAAGATGAACGAGGAGATATCAGAAAAACTCCTAAAGGTACAAAGTATATTAGATGGAAATTCATCAAAGTTTAAGGACGGAGAATATTTAGAAGTGTGCAATTTGTTGAGAGATGTATTCAAAAGTAAAACACAATCCAGTAACCTAATTACCCCAAACACGACGAGAGACTTCTCGGGTGTTTTACGCACCAGAATAACAGAAAATAGACTTGCAAATTTTGGTATTCCTAGAGAGGCGGTAATTCGGCATTTTCAAAATGATTATATATATAAATTTCTCGTAATAAAGGGTGAAAATATTGAGAGTGAATATTATAGACTTGAGCAACTGATAGATAAGATTAAATTTCTTAATAGAAGAAGTCCGTGGGTAAAGAACCAAACGGTTAAACACTGGGCAGCGATGAATAAAGTTCATTTACCCGATTATACCCCAAAAGAACTCAGAAACTATCTGGCGTCGAATGGTCTAACAATCGGAGAACCCGAACAATCATTCGAGTATGCGTTTAAGAATCTATGTAATATATTTATGGAAGTGGAAAATCTTCACAGAGAGGCGTATAAAGATAGGTTAATGCAGCGTATGGATGAATTAGATGATGCGGAAGAGGGAAATTCCGCAGAAATACATGGTATCGCGATGTTAGGTCACCCCGCCGAAGAGTGGATGAACGACACGACGTCTGGTGAATTTTCACCACGAGAATTGAGCGATGACGAAGAAGAATTTCTAGATGAAGTGGCAACCAATATTGTCCGTGATTTTTTAGATGAAGCGGGCGTCGATAGGCCCGAAATGGAAAGAGACATGTATTCATTCCTCATGCAAAGATGAAATCCCGAACCCCTAAGTAATTTACTCTTCTTGCATTTTTATACCAAAATCCAAGAAGAATGGCGAGTAGTAACATATTCCCCGAACTATATAAACCATACGATATCACGTCTGTTAGGTGTCCTCCGCCCCTAAATACGAATTATGGAGTAAATATTAAACGAAAATTCAATAACGAGGGAGATCCCAGTTACGACGCATCAATCGCATCTGTTATTCGGATATTTTCCACGGATACACCAACCACATATGAACTGGAAACCGTAAAGAGACACCTATCAAAGAGAATCGAAGAACTGAGACCACTTTCGTTTTTCATGGAACCAGACAAGGAACACATTCAACGAGAGGCCATTCGAGAAATTTTAAAAGAAAAGAAAATACCCTTCACTACGTGGGAAAATGCGTACAACAAATTCACACAAATGGAGAACAGTCCCGCGAAAAAGCCCGGGGGAGAAGAAAAGTTTTATGAAAATTACAAGAAACGATATAATCATAGAATTGGCGCTATTCGAAGACTCTACGAAGAAAAGTTATCGAACATTGAATATTACGAGATGGTATTGGAGGAAAGTGGGTATTATCCCGAATTAGAGACCACTACTTGAAAGGCTTCTCATGGTCATGAAACGTAGTATAACACCACCACTTATTAAGGTTTCCAACTGGAGAATACTCAAATAATAAATGAATAAGGGCGCCGCACATTACCAAAATCAAAGGAGTATTGAGTTTGGGTCCCACCGTAGTAATAACCAAGTAAATCATGTAATTAATTATACCTATAAGAATTGCCTCGAATCCAACCGTTCTGACTGATCGCATTTATTATAGTACTAGAAAATATATAACCTTATAGTAGATGATTAAGATCAATCGAGCACTCATCATATATGCCCTGACTGTATTCGGGGTGGCGTACTATTTCTTACGCAGAAAACGACGTGTCACAGATCCTATCAAAACTAAGGTTAAGGTTGTCCAGGAGAAAGTGGAAACCCCTCTCCCCGTTTATGAAAAGAGGAAAAAGCTCGTAATCCAACCTCAACCGGTACAAGAAAAAAGAACAATACAAAAACCGATACGCCCTTCCCGGGGTCAAAAGATGATAAATAGGGGACCAAAAATTACACAAAGAAGAAAAGTTAAACCCCACAATAAGTCCATTGATAAACAGGTAATACAAGATAGAAAAGAAGCCCAGTTTAGACAGAGATTGATGGAAAAACCTACCGATGATATAAACTTTGTGCCGGGTTTGATGAGTAAAGGTGTGACCGTAATAGCTAATAAGCGAGGAAAAAATATGAGTGCCTCGGATTGTCAGCAAATGGCGAGAGAAAACGACGAGGCGATCGCATGGACACACCGTAATCACAGACACAATGTAAATTGGAGAAACACATGTAAGTTGTATGGGAGCATGAAACCATGGGACGAGAAAAACCCGAATGATAAAATTCATCTCACCGGTTGTGCGAATCCAAAAGAATTGTTAAAACTCGGGTGTAAAACACCCGAACAAATCAGAAAAGCGGAACAAGATAAAATAGACCGGGAAAATGAAATTAAGAGACGAAAGGAATTAGAAATACAGAGAAAACGACGAGAAAAATCGTTAAAGTTGGCGGAGGAAAAATCCAGAAAAGAGAGATTGGCACGAGAACGAAGAGAGGCCGCCGAACTAAAACGCCAACAAGATCAAGAAAGAGAAGCGAAGGCCAGAATTTTCCGAGCAAATCAACAAAAGGAACGAGAATTACTGACACAGAGAATTGCCGCGATGGCAAAAAGCAAGGAGGAGGGGTTGGAAAAATTCCATGAAAAGGAAACCAAAAATTTCAAGAACAAATTGAAACAAATAGAAAAATGGCTAAAATTGGGCGGACATCCTCGGTATCAAAAAGGTATAGAACTCAATAAATATACATTATCTCCCATAGAAAAGTTGGCATCGCTACCAAAACCAATGAAAGACATGTTAAACCAATTACACCGCGTGGCGTCCAACCTATCACTTAACTTACCGGACTTATACGTTCCCGGTTGGAAAAAGAAGTGTGGGAAGTATATGGCGGGTAGAACCTATTGTACTCGTTCCGATCATGAAAAGTTATGGGAAAAGAATAAAATCATCGGAGGAGAGAGATACCTGAAAGATTGGGTACCCGAAGCGTCAAAAATAAAAGGACCGAATGGGATATTATTATACGCAACGGAGCCTAGATTTGTACCGAAAATGAATGATGATTGGAACAAATTGACAAAAACAATGGAAAAAACAAACTATTCTGGTTATTTCGGAAGTTATAAACCGGCCAATAATGAAAAAATCATATTTAAAAGTCTGAGATTACCAGACCTTAAATCCGAAAAGGTGCCTAAGAGTGAAGGTTTCGAATCGGGCATTAACTATTTGAAAAGAAATCGTAAGTACGTATCTGCGAATGGTCAAGTTTATTTAATCATAAAAGAGGTACCGTGGAATAGAGTTCCGGTCGGTAAAAATAAGATTCGTCCGACGAGTGGTCTCGAAATGCAAATACACAAAAACGGAAAAATTCAAAAACGAAAAATTATCCCTTATGTGAAATCACTGAAAGAGAGTGATTTGGCCATGGTTGGTTTTGGTTTGGATATTTCGAAGCGTGGATTTTATACACATTGGAGTACCCAGGGGAAAACGGGAGAACACAGATCCTCTACGACAGATATCATGACCAGGAAGGTGTTACAAATTGGGTTGATGTTAAACGATTCGGGTGATTTGTATGTGGTAAGTCAGGATGGGAACAGATCGAAAATAGACATGACAGCGCCACACATCGATGATTGGTCGTGGAGATTATAATCTATTTATATATCAGATATGAACCCCGCCATCATCATTGGAATCGTGATTTTATTTGGTGGTGTCATCGGTGTGTTTTTGTATCTCCAAGCTCAAAAACGCAAAGAGGCCGAACGAAAAAGACAAGAGGAAGCTGAAAGAAGACGACAAGAACAGGCAGCGCGAAAAGCTAAAGAAGAGGCAGAAGAAGCGGCCAAAGAAGCAAAAGAAAAAGCCGAACAGAAAATAAAAGCAATGAAGGCAGAATCCGATGCCAAAATAGCTCGTCTCGCAAGCGAAGCTAAAAAGGATCGAGAAAACGCGATGCTGCGTGCGAAACTTCAGGAACAAAAACGCGCGGCAGAGAATGCTCAGCGCCAGACCGGGAACGCCGAACGCGCGAATATCGCCGCTCAACGCGCGCGTGCCGCCGCCGAACGTGCGCGTGGTGTCGCAAAGGTTGGACACCAAGAGGGCCCTCGGAACCCCGCCGTGTTTATGGCGACCGTGGCGATGGTACTCGGGATAAGTGGGGCCGCGGTTAGAAAACTCAGCGATCGCGCAAAGATGGGAGACCGGGGCGCACAAATGCAATTGAGAAACGCGGGGAGAAAAGCAAAGAGCATAATTAGAAGTGACCCACAAGGCGCCCACCGTCGGGCGAAGCAACACGCGAAGCGCATGATGATACACCGCCGCAGAGGCTCCAAGTTCGGCCACATGAAAAGGGCAGGTAAGATTGGAAAGACGCGCCGAGGAGGGATGCGCCGAGGCAGATTCGGCAGAACTGGTAAATTCAGCAAGGGTCCGGCGTCTTTACGCCGTGGTCGCGAGTTGGGCAAGACGCACCGAGGAGGCCCCAAGCGTTTCGGCCCGACCCGTCGATCGTTGAAAAGGGCAAGTAAAATTGGCAAGACGAAACGAAAGGACGAAAAAGCGAAAAAGAAACAGCCCGGTAAGATCGGCAAAGCCGCCGGTGCCGTTATCGCAGCAGCCAACAAAGTATTCTGGGGCAAGAAAAAATGGGGGTTCTAAAACAAAATCTAACCATACTATAACATGAACAGTCTCCTCAAATACGCAGGACGAATCGTAACCATCGTGTTGGCCATCGCCGTTTTGAGAGCCCTCGTTAAGATCATGATGGATGAAAAGAAGAAAAAAGACGAAAAGAAGACGGTCACGTTCGAAGCGGCTACCCCAGAGAAGAACACAAAAATCGCGCCCATGACCCTCGACGATACAAACACGGGAAAAGTTCCATGGACTAACATGGATCCAAAAAAAGCTAAATAAATGCCTAAGTCGAACGAATCTCGCTATTTTTTCAAATAAAAAAATGGCTGACATCGAGAAACAGATATCTGAATTAACAAATCTTGTTCAATCTTTGACTACCGAAGTTCAAACATTGAAGAAGATGATTCCACAACCCAAAAAGTCGTGCGAGGGCAAAACGGCAAAGGGTCTTCCGTGTGGAAATAAGTGTATAGACGGGGAACGATATTGTCGCATGCACCTCAATAAACCCGAACCCGTTCCGAAACCTCCGCGTGTTCCGAAAAAAACAAAAAAGAAGAAAATTCAACCGGAACATACGTGTCAAGAAAATTCAAGCGTTCCGTGTGAGTTATGTAAATCTCACGGAGATGTGATGGATCCCAAGATGCCCGAAGAGCAATTTGAATGTACGGATTCGGCGCTGGTTGAAAATCTGCGAAAACTGTTAAACAAGGAAAAAATGAACGAAGCATCTACGAGTAAATCATGGGCAGATATGGATGACGATGATGAACTGCCTCGTATGCCATCATCGCTCATCGAAACTCAAGCTTAAAAATTTTGACACGTTATATCAGGATGGAAAGAGAACTATTGAGCCGATCGATACAAGTATTAGCCGCGTTAGGTAATGGTTTAATCTTGATAGATTGTATTGTAAGACGATAAATAATAATTACGAAAGAATAAACTTATCATCACCTCGTATTATGGCAAATCTGGAGCCATTTGGCATCACATTAAACGCCCGTTTAATTTTTTTAAACTTAAAAAACGAACGCAGTATTAAAACCGGTACGGTGGCCATTGTTACTATACGAGGAACCATCTTCGTTATTAGTCTCCGAGTAACACCGGGTATAGAACGCGCGTGAAGATGTCTCAAATTTCTACATATCTCTATGTAATCGCCCTCGGGCATGTTAAATTTGTTTTTATCAACTAAATTCAATATAGTCTTTACTGGATCATTTCGACGACTCGGGCGGGATGTCGAGGGTAGTGAGAGTGGTTGCGGATTTAACGCACTCATGTGTACTTAATATTACCACAGAAAAATAATATGTTATTAAAAAAAATCTAACCTAGAACCCAAATCTTTACCAAATGTTTGGATTTTCCAACGATCCTCTAGATACTTGAATAATATTAACCTGCCATACGAATATTTCAATCTCTCATCTATGGAAAAATCCTTACATTCTTGTCTGGGGGGCATATTTTGCCACGTATCGAATTGTTTATTATACCATTTCTCCTTTTCGTTATTATCCAATTCAATTCTCATGTATTGAGTTAATCTTTCACTGTCGGTATCTATGGAATTGTACTCGTTCATGAGTGATGAAATGGTCATCGTACATTCCTCCTTTTTTAAATCTATAATTTTCTTTCTAATCCTGTCCTTAAAATGACGAAGTTGTTGTATGTGTCCATTATAATTGGACGTTTCTCCGTACATAATAAAATCGTTCTTATTTCTTCTCTTGAAGTCGGAAAGAGTTTTTTCCGACTTCAATTGAATGTCTTCTAGTTTCTGTTTTACACTAGCCATTCTTATATGTAATAGTGATCTTTTTCTTTATCTGAATTGACTTGGATTGTATCCGAGAATTTATCATTTACCGATACCTCCATTATAATCTCTTCATTTGCCTCGTTAGTTGCGATTATATATCCCTTTGGTTCCTTAACCAAAATGGAAGGATAATTTGTAAATCTAACGGGGGTAGTAGAGACAATGACGGGTAAATGACGATCTTCCTCTGGTTCGGGGGATTCTTGTCTGAGCACATCCATCAGTGATGGTTGTCGCTGAATAGGTTCCGGGGCAAGCAACTCCCGGAAGTTCTGTAATATATCGGAAAACATTTTTCTTTCTTTATTGGCGCCGGTGGAGTTATTAACTCCCTATCTTCGTCGTATAAAATTTTATGCCAGATTATTCGCTGAACGTCGGAACACAGTGGTTCTGTAGCTTGCAAAAAAGCTAACGTGTATTCGTGTGTGACCAATGGAATGTAATCCATTTTAGTTTCTCGCCGATGAAATCCAACTTAGGAATTATTTACCCAAAACTGCTTGGCTAATGATAGTAACAACCCCCGTAACGATGACCATATATTGAACCATAACAAGACTCTTGGCTCTATCTGTCGTGGGTCTAAATTCTGAACCCCCTGCTGTGCTCATCAGGGAAAATGCGTAATAATACGGATCAATTGGTCGCTTAAATCCGAAATCGTTGGATGGAGATAAGCTATACAATTGACCAAACGCAATTGTAACCAACATAATCAACGCGACTTCGTTAAATATAAGTTTGCTCAACATGTTACTATATGGTTAGATAATAGTTTGGGGTGAGATTTCATTCTCGTGCGCTGTCGCGATCTGATGGGAAGTGCCCGGAAAATGTGCGTCTTTGCTGATATGGATGCCGCCCCCAAAAACAATCCACTCGTTAATATACGAGTAGATGGTACACCATATTTAACAGGAATTGTGTATATCTCATTGTCTAAATCATCATCAACGTCATCTATGTCTGCCATATTACTTATACCACTCGTAAGCAACGCCATGGATACAACATCACCGGGGATGACATCTACACCCGAAATTATATGGGGAACCACGGTAATAATACATGACAATAAACTGCCGACATAAAATGGTTTCAAAATGGGAAAACTCTTTTTAAGAGGATCGTATATTTGCAAACACGAAGCCTCAACTAATGCCCATAATGGATGATTGTAATAATACAGAATACTCATAGATAAAATAAGGGATAAAGTAAGTAATTCGGGATTATCTTCAGTTTTACCGTCCAAATATCTATCAGAACCATACACATATCTAGCAGAAGATAAAATGAATAAAAATGGGAGCGGTTCGAGGGGAGTTCCGGATAACAACGCCAGCACCGACATTATAATACCCACACCTAATCCAGGAAACATTATTCTTATGTTAACTAAATCACTCCATTTTATACCGCTTTTTTAAAAGATCCTGTTCTAATATTAATTTTTCGTTGTGAATATTTTCAATCATTTTATTCACACCTCCTTGTATCATTTCGGTCGTCATGTTTTGTTTCATATTTTCATAATAAACTTGAGCTTTGTTTGGTGCGAGTTTCATGTTTTTATATGTAAATTTGCTGAGAGTACCGACAATCATCGGTACTTTACCCATAAACTTAACCGTGTCGATAGTTAAACCAACAACAAACCTATATACAAATGTCGGTTCAATTATATTTTTGAATGCCTTGAGGTATAGCCACCACATCGTATGTTAATTATTAACTTTTTTTTTATATTGGTATATTTCATAATATGTCTCTGCATGATTTACCAAAAAAGGTTCAGTATGTGATGTTGGATTCTAATTTTGTAGATGGAACAAATAATACATTTGCGCTTCATCTAAATCTTAAATCCAACACACACGTCGAAGACATGAGTCGTGTAATGGGCATCAAAATGGTTGATTTCTATATCACCCAGGTCGGAGCACAAGCTGGCTCCGGAACACCTTTCACAGCGACGACTAAAATAGAGGGAGAAAGTGACTACAGTGAAGGATTTGTTAAAATGTCGTTAGACGGGAAACGAATAATAGTTGGGGGCCCAGACGCAGATGACAACGGAAGTAATAGCGGAAGAGTAAAAATATACGAAAAAACTTCCAGTGGATGGACACAGGTAGGAAACACCATAACAGGTGCCACGAACGGAGATAAAGCTGGGTGGGGTGTGGCAATAAATGATGTAGGTTCGCGTGTGGCAGTTGGATCATACAACGCACACGCGGGCGGAACTAGAAATGGTTTGATAAACATGTATGAGTATAATATCTCAACCGGAAACTGGGATCAGATGGGTTCGACTATTAATGGAGAATTCGGAAGTTTATTTGGTATTTCAATGGATATGAATGCGGTCGGGGACATCGTGTGTGCGGGTGCCTATAGCTACGATTTGAGCAATAATAATCGGGGTCTCATTCGCGCATACGAATGGGATGGTTCAGCTTGGTCTCAAAAGGGTGGCGATATGGTGGGAGCCGCGGGGAATTCTGAACAACTTGGGTGGTCCGTGTCAATATCCGGAGACGGTGAAAGAATTGCGGGTGGGGCATATCAATATAACATAAGCGGTGGAAGTGATGCGGGTGCTATGCGAATATACGCCTGGGATGGATCAAATTACACACAAATGGGCGGATCTCCTCTCTTGGGTGATGCCGCGGACGAAGAAGCTGGATATTCCGTGTCTATATCAACCGATGGTACTACCGCTGCGATGGGTTTCCCCGAAGCTACGTTAGGTGGCGGACTTAACAAGGCTGGCAGGGTAAGAGTGTTTAAATACAACACAACTTCGAGTACATGGGAACAACGCGGCGCTGATATTTTGGGTGAAAATATAAAAGATAAACTTGGCCACTCTGTCGCACTCTCCGGAAACGGAAGCCGAATAGCGGTAGGCGCAATTCAAGACGTCAATTCTCTACTTAAAAGGGGTTATGTCAAAATGCTTGACTATAAAACTATATCAAATACATGGACTTTGGTAAATGATACGTATTACGGAGAAACCGGAGACCAACTCGGTAGAAACATGAGCATGGATCTCACGGGTGATATGGTCGTGGCGGGGAGTATTCAAAATGGGGGCTTTGTCCAGATATTCGAACCAGAACCCGCAAGTTCTGTATCCAACGTCCCCAAATATGTCGATATTGTGTGTCCGGATATCCCCAAGTCGGCACAACTTATAGATGAACGACATGGTCAGGTATTAGCGAGAATCCCACTCGAAAGGCACTTTACCGAAACTTCTACAACCATTCTTAGAGACAAACAAGCTAGAATGTTTCAAAGAAAGACAAATTATTTCAATCCCATGTCAATAAAGAAATTAAACTTCAAAATATACGAAGAACAGGATGATGGGGATTATGTTACGCTAAAATCAGATTCAAAGTGGTATATGGTTTTAGAAATTACAACAGTGGATGTAAAAGAAAAACCAAAAGACAGGGAACTTCAAATATTGATATCATTGGACAAACTGGCCAGAAAATTGGATTCTTTAAATGTAAATATCCAAAGGCTCCCAGATAAAGAAGTACATGAACCCAAAAGTAAATATCCTTTCAAGTATTTAGTATTTATATTAATGTTATTATTTGGTGTTTTCATATATTGGGTGAATAGAAACGGTAGTCCGGGACCACCGCAATATTAAATGATTGTACCGGGGTCAAGTGTGGTGTTCTTAGGAATGATAATAATACCATCCTTAATCATATACCCACAATCCTCGGCATCCAAATCCTTAATATTATCAACATTAACGATATGGCATCCCGAACCAATACGAGCATTCTTATCGATGATAGCCTTCTTGATGATACAATCGGGACCAATACCAATTGGAATACACCCCGGGATATCATCACATTCTTCCGGTTCTTCAAAATGATCAGCTCCCATTATAATAGAATCGGTAACAATACAATTATCACCTATGTAACTTCTAATACCGATCGTAGAATTTTCAATCTTACTTTTAACGATTGTTGAACCATCACAGACAGACGAAGAGTTTATAGAACATTCGACCATTCTCGTAGGAGGCAAGTGTCGCCTCTTTGAATAAATAGGGGAAATAGAATCATAAAAACTAAAATCTGGTGTTTTATTGTTACATTTCAAATTTGCGTTATAAAATGATTCAATCGTTCCAATATCTTCCCAATAACCATCGAAAATGTACGAATGAACATTATATCCCATGGAATTCGCATCAGGGATAATTTCCTTCCCGAAATCATTGGACGATGGCATCTCCTCCATTAACAATTTCTTTGCTACATCGGCACTAAACACATAAATGCCCATCGATGCGAGGTAAGGTGGCTTGGAGGATCGGGGCGTTTTGGGTTGATTTTTCATTTCAAACAAATCTTCACCGGTGGGTTTCTCAGAAAATTGGATAATTCTTCCCCGTGAATCCACTTTCATTAAACCGAACGACGATGCCCTATCTTCCTCAACATACGTGGTACACACGGTAATATCAGCTTCGGTTAGGCGATGATGATATATCAACGGTTTATAGTCCATGCGATATAAGTGATCGCCAGACAATATAATATATTCATCGCATCCAGTCTCTTCGAAAATCCACTGATATTGTCGAACAGCATCGGCCGTGCCCCTGAACCATGATTCATTTGATGGACTTTGTTGTGCCGCCAATACTTCAACGAATCCCTTCGTCAAAAAGGAACCAATATTGGTATCATATGCCTGATTTAAATGACGGGTAAGTGATACGGAATTAAATTGAGTGAGACAATACATTTTAGTAATATCACTATTTAGACAATTACTCACTGGGATATCGATTAGCCTATAGTTCCCAGCCAATGGGACCGCGGGCTTTGATCTGTTTTTCGTCAGAGGATATAAACGAGACCCCACACCACCACCCAATATAATACCAAGTACGTTGTCCATTGAAGAATAGTAATCATAATACTCACTATCTGTTTCGATATCAGGAGCAAAAACTTCGGCGATAGCTCTTTGAATTGCTATACTACTCGGATTGGGCGAATTCCAGATTTTATTATACTTTTCGAGAGATTCCTTAAATTCGTAACCAATATTATTACGACGTTTTATGGGAAAATCTCGTTTTTTAGAATTTTTGACGCTTTTGCGTTTCGGAAGTGTATCCCGTTGTAACGTAGAAACTGTAACAGGTGACGCTTTCATTAATTAATATAAAAGTGAAATGTTTATATTAGTTAATGGATAACAAAGTCTCAGACCTGTTTAACCCGATGGAGGAATTTCCTGACAGGGAAACGATCAAAAAAACCCTGAAAAAACATAACATAAAAATAAAGGAATATACTGTAATTGAAACAGAGTTCGAATTATTTATAAATTCTCCTGCGAACAAAAGATTAGGAATTATGAATGAACTTAAGAGGAGGTGGAAGCGGCAGCTTTCTTAGTCGTGGCCTTCTTCGTAGTGGTGGAGGAGGCCTTCTTCGTGGTCGCTTTGGCCTTAGGTTTTACTTCGACTGGGGCCGGTTCTTCCTTGACAGGTTCTTCCTTGACCGGTTCTTCCTTGACCGGAGCGGCGACGGGGGCTGGGGCCGGGGCGCTCGTCTTGGTGCAACATTCACAAGAATCAACTATTTTCAAAAGGAGGGTATAGAGTCGTGTCTTATCGAGACGAACACGGGTGAGCTCTTCAAGAATTTCTCGTCTGATGTCGGACATTGTAATATACATAAAAGCAAGATTATCTTTATACTAAATGATATTCATAGGACCAACACTAAGAAGTGGCATAGGTCAACATTGTAGTAAATACTGTAAGCTTTTCCCTGGGTCGAAGTATTATCACTTTGGTGAAGATATACCAGAATGTGATTATGGTCTGGTGTTTCTTATACCCACACAACCTACCCTGGATTTAATCCCATACATGAAAAGTCGTGTCAAGAACTTGTCCTGTATGACCGTTTGTGAAACGGCAACCGTACATGAAGATTATGGCAAAATATGTGATGAATTTGAAACGATTTTCGTTCCAAGTCAATTCTGTAAAGATGTGTTATCAAAACAATTCCCCAAAAACAATTTTATCACGATACACGCTCACATCCCCGCCCCTAAAAAATTTAAACCGTATACCTTTTATCACATCGGAAATATAGCAGATAATAGAAAAAATTTTAAGGGTATTTTAACCGCTTTTATGCGAGTAAAACAAGAAATGCCAAACGTGCGCTTAATTGTAAAAGCTACGTGTAATCAGGATGTAGATATTCCATTACCGGGAGTAAAAGTTATAAATGGACTTATTTCTGATGATGAAATGGAGGATATTCATACAATATCTGATTGTTATGTAAGCTTTTCATCGTCCGAAGGAGTGGGTATGGGCGCTGTAGAGGCGGCACTTCGTAATAAGCCGGTGATTATTACAAATTACGGGGGAGCCCCGGAATACATCGAAACCCCTTATACAATCGACTGTGAGCCAGGATTCTTAGAAGAAGATGATTTTCTTTTCAAGAAGGGGATGGAATGGGGAAGACCCGATTTCGATCAGCTTGTCATGTATATGTCCGACGCAGTCAAAAGAAATCTTAAAATAATGGATCATTTCCACACTAAACGACTTGTCAGTAAAGAATTTGTATTACAGGAATTTGTCACTTATATGGTTTGATGCGAGTATCACTACCCCGACCAATATGGTACCGGACGCAATATTTCCCTTCTGGGTTATAAGATACGTGATAATGTCATCAATAAGTCTAATTCCGGTGGGTTTTGTTACATACTTAGGGATGGAAACGCTTAATAATATGTATAATATCATTGATATAATTACAGGTCTAAGGGTGTCTTGATCTAACATCTTTTAATTTAGGCGTTTATTTTAATTTCACCCAACATAGTACAAAGGTCATCAACACTCCCGTCTGAGACAGATTTGTTATCGATTTTAATTCCCTTCATCATGTTCGCCAAACCGTCGATGTCTTCTGTAGGAACCTTATGCTTTCTACAAAAGTCGCCGCACACAGCCCTGTAACTACACCTCTTTCCAGCCAGTGTAGTGGCTGCGCATATCTTATGAGAATTCCTCTTTTCGCGGGGTTCATCGATGACTGGATCGATAACGATGATTCCACGTTGAGCTTTCGCATTTCGTATGGCTTCGTGTCTTCGCTTCAGTCGCCACTCGGCATCAGCGAGCCGGACGCAGCGTTCATCCGGTTCGATAACCTTGTAAAATTTAATAGTTTGCATAAGAAGCGCATACCAGCAGCTGTCGCGTGTAACTTCCATGGATTATTCCAGAAAAAACTGAAAAAATGAGATGTTAATTTTCACTTAGGAATTATAAATCTGCCTGTCCGGCTATGGTTGATAAATATAAATCAACCTCTCCCGCAAATTGGGGGCATTTTTCTGTTGTTCTTTTGGTTACCATATCTTGAACATTTACGATATGTTCTTTAAATGTAACTACATCCACGCCAGTTGCTGTATGTATCTCGGAATCTGTGGCTATATCAGTCGCCGCATAGAGATATGCCGCGGCATAATTAGCATGTAATACAGCTATGAGGGGTGTTGCGTCTTGTTGTGCGGCAGTCGCATAACGAGCGGACTGACGTACCAAAGTCTCCAACGACTTCTTATTGCTCCGACGTGTATTGTTTCTGTTCAAAAAAAGAACCAAAATAACTAAAAGTGCTATAAAGTAAAGCATCGTCGTATACATAAGTATGCCAAAATTATCCTGGAGACATGAATGCTATGTGTGTCAGTCACCACTCGATATAATAATTAGACCGGACACGGATGAACAACATAGAGTATTATACAAGTATAGACACATAAGACCTTTATTCTTACTAAATAATGTATCCCAAATTAAGTTATTTGGGTTAAAGGCAAAAAGGGTATGTAGGTGTTGTTTTGTAAGTCCCCCTAAAGTAAGCATAATAAAACTAATGGAACGTGAAACTGGAATTATTAAAAATTTATATACACCCAATGCGACAAAAACAAAGAAAGAGGTTGTAAATTGGTTTAATGACTACTATCGTATAGCCCGGAGATATCGGGCGGACGATATGTGATCTAAAAAAACCTAAGTAAAGAATTGCGTCTATAGATTTTCAAGTGAAATGAAAGAAAGCATTCAAAAACTTTCCCATATAGAACATATATTAAAGAGACCCGACTCCTATGTTGGTCCCGTTGAAGTAACGCCAGAAACCTATTGGCTTATTGATAAATATGGAAAAAAGTTTGAAAAGAGGGATATCAAATATTCCCCCGCTCTTCTTAAAATTTTTGACGAGATACTCGTAAATGCGGTCGATAGAAATTCACTCCATCCAAAACAGGTGACGAATATAAATGTCTCCATCGATAAAGACTCTGGAAGAATCACGATCGAAAACAATGGTCCTCTCGGTGGCGTATCCATTAAAATGCACAAAAAGGAGCAACTGTGGAATCCGGAACTTACATTCGGTCATCTCTTAACATCGACCAATTACGATGACTCAAAAAAGAGGGTGGTGGGCGGAAGAAATGGATACGGCGCAAAACTCACGAATGTGTATTCGTCAGAATTTTCCATAGAAATTAAAGATCATGAAAATAAACTGTCATATTCGCAGATGTGGAGGGATAATATGACAACATGTGTTACACCCACCATGAAAAAATACAATGGAAGCAAATCTTCGGTATCTGTATCATTTATCCCGGATTGGAAAAGGTTCGGGATGAAACAGATGGACAATACTATATTCAGAATATTTCATAAAAGAGTATATGATGCGAATATCTGTACCACACCGAACTGTAAGGTAAAATTTCAAGATGAACCGTTACCCAAAATGAATCTTGAATCCTATGCGAAGATGTATGAGGGTGTGGAATCTCTCGCCAGTGTCACTGCGGACCGCTGGTCGGTCTGTATTGGGCCATCGGATAACAATCTTGAACAGGTTTCGTTTGTTAATGGTATTTGTACAAACAAAGGAGGGAGTCATGTGGATCATGTGACGTCTTTTTTGGCGGCGGGTATCATCGATGAATTATCGAAGAAAATCAAACTAAAGCCTCAACAAGTGAAAAATACATTCAACGTTTTCGTAAAGGCTACCCTCGAAAATCCTACGTTCAGTAGTCAGGTTAAATCCGAATGTACATCAAAATCACAAGAATTTGGAAGTAAATTTGAACCACCAAAAAATTTTATCAAGAACGTACTCAAGACTGGAATTCAAGATGAACTATTGGCATTGTCAAAATTCAAGGAAATGAAAGAGCTCAAAAAGACGGACGGTTCAAGAAAATCAAAAATTACTGGCATTCCAAAGTTAGATGACGCAAATAAGGCGGGTACAGCGCAGTCTGGGAAATGTACTCTCATCGTGACAGAGGGTGATTCAGCGAAGACTTTGGCGGTCGCGGGGCTTTCGGTCGTTGGTCGGGATCATTATGGCGTTTTCCCACTCCGTGGTAAATGTAAGAATGTCCGGGATGCTTCCGTGTCTCAATTAACATCTAATCAAGAATTCAACGATCTCAAGAAGATTTTAGGTCTCCAACAAGGTAAAGAATATACAGATGTTTCCGAACTTCGCTACGGTCGTCTTATGATCATGACAGACGCTGATAACGATGGGTCTCATATCAAGGGGCTGATCTTGAATATGATACATCATTTCTGGCCAAGTCTATTGAAAATGAACTTTGTTGTGAGTATGGTTACTCCTATCATTAAGGCAACGAAGGGTTCGGAAACCAAATCATTCTATACAGATTCTTCGTTTAGGACGTGGTATGGAAACGGTAAATCCGGATGGAAGATCAAATATTACAAGGGTCTGGGTACATCCACATCGAAGGAAGCGAGAGAATATTTCAAACAAATTCAGCAGCTCACGGTAAAATTTGAAATGGATAAGATGTCAGATGAATCTATTATTCTGGCTTTTGACAAAAAGAAGGCCGACGCAAGAAAAGAATGGCTTTTGAGAAATACCGCAAAGAATCCAAATGAATTGGAAGTCCCGTATGGGTCGATCCAATCACTCGGAATTACAAATTTCATTCACAAAGACTTGGTCAATTTTAGTCTCGCGGACTTGAAAAGATCCATCGCTCATGTTGCGGACGGATTAAAGCCATCCCAGCGAAAAGTTATGTATTCTTGTTTCAAAAAGGATCTCAGAAATGAAATGAAGGTTGCTCAACTGGCAGCATACGTCGCAGAAACATCGGCATATCATCATGGAGAAGTTTCCCTCGCTGACACAATTGTGAAATTGGCAAATGATTACATGGGTAGTAATAATATCAATCTCCTCGAACCTTGTGGTCAGTTTGGGACGAGACTGATGGGTGGGAAGGACGCGAGTCAAACGAGGTATATTTTCACCAAACTTACAAAAGAAGCAAGAAGACTGTTTGACCATAGAGATGATGCGATCCTCACGTATTTGGACGACGATGGGAGAATGATCGAACCGAATTATTATATGCCCACTCTTCCCACGATACTTATCAACGGATCGGAGGGTATCGGGACGGGGTTTTCTAGTTTTGTCCCGCCGTTCAATCCACTTGATATTAAAAACAATATCCTTCGGGTTCTTGATAAAAAACCAATCGTCCCCATGAAACCATGGTATAGGGGATTCAAGGGTACCATCACACGGGAAGGTGATGAAGGTGCTTGGATCGCCGAAGGTGTGTGGAGAAACACGGGATCTAAGATTAAAGTGACCGAGCTTCCCCCGGGAAGATGGACACAGGATTACAAAGAATACCTCGACACTCTCGTTGAGAAGAAGACAATCACTTCATATACAAATAACAGTACAACCGAAAATGTTGATTTTGACATTGTTGGTTATACGGGTAATGATCCAATGAAAGACTTAAAATTGAGACGATCGTTAAACTCTTCGAACATGCATCTATTTCATCCAACAAGAGGAATATACAAATACAAAAGTCCAGAGGAGATTCTCGTTGATTTCATTGAATTACGAATGAAACACTACAACGCAAGAAAATCCCACCTCATTAAAGTATTGGAAAATAAGGCAACATTGTGCAGTTACAAATCTAAATTCGTTTTGATGGTTATAGATGGAGAATTGGTTGTTTTCAGACGGAAAAAGTTGGATCTCGAAAGACAAATATCACAAATTTTCCCAAAAATTGATGGGAATTATGATTATCTCTTGAATATCAAAACAGTTCAATACACAGAAGAGTCTGTGAAGTCGCTCATCCAAGAATCCAATGAAGCTAGACGCCAACTGGAAATTATGAAACAGACATCCCCCATAGACATGTGGAAATTAGATATTAAAAATATGTAAGCAATAAGTAGTATGTGCGACATAAACGGTGCCAGCACCGGAGCCATGTTATGCCTTCACGCGATAGGAAAGCAAGATGGCCACCTTATATCCAACGACGAAAAGGCGAGGTCTTTATTTACCTATAAAGAGAAACGTCATTCGAATTTTTCAAAATATCATCGAACCACCCCCGTCATTAATCCAGGAGGAAAAGCCACCTGGCCATTTGGTGAAACCATAAAGGTTACCATGAACCCACAAAACATGGGAGATTTATTGAGTAATATGTATATTTCAATAAAAATGCCAAAAATAAACGGCGCTCCCGGGAATGGTCAGAATTATGCTGACCAATTGGGAAGACATCTATTCAAATCGATTACTATGAGGGTTGATGAATTAGAATTGGAAACTATATATGACGATTGGATGATATTGTATGACGAGTTGTATATGGAAATGTCCGAGAAGATTACAAATAAGATATTGATTAACCGTGGCATTCCGTATGATGGTGCCGTCGATAACGGCGCTTACGCACAATATGACACCGATCTCATCATACCACTCCCGTTCTTCTTTTCAAGAAAATATTCGGGAGACGAATATGATACAAACCAACCAAATAGACCATTCTTCCCACTTTGTGCGATACATAAACAAAAGCTTGAATTTACATTCGTGTTACACCCTCAAACCTTCTTCACGGACTCATCCACGACTATCTCGGTTCCGGAATTTGATATCATCACAGAGGAATTGACAATAACCCCAGAAGAAAGAATCTATTACATGAAAGAAGCGACGCAGTTAATCACCGATGTTGTGAAGAAACACCCAACCATGGAAACCGAAGTCGGCAAGGATCAAATGAAATTACAATTGGTTCCGAATATACCGGTAAAGTGTATTCATTGGTTTTTGCGAAACAAGGATTTTGAAAATATAGAAGTCGCACAGGGACCGGGTGTGGATTCCAGTTACTTGGCAAGTTATCAAATACCAGGTTCAATTAGTGCCGATTATCATTACTTTCAAAATAGATTCAATTTTGGATCTATACTCGATTTTGATCAATTATATTCGTTCTTTTATCCGGTAATGGATAAAGCAAAATTCTATATCAACGGACAAGACACCCCAAATATAACGGACGCAAACCATTCGTATTACAAGTACCTGACAACGATAAGAGCCCGATTGTCTCGTCCCTATAGGAATGTCTATACTTATAGCTTCTCGATGTATCCAATGAATGTGAAACCATCGGGGAGCTTAGATTTTTCGCAACTAAAATCCGATAAAACCAATTTGGAGGTAAATCTCAAATCCGGTTTAACAGATACATATACATTACATTTATATTACACTGGCTACCAAACGTTTAAATTTTCGGGTGGGTTTATTTCTCTCGCTTATTAAATAACGTATCTTTATTGTTTGAAATGTAATCAATCACTTTATTTTTTATACACCATTTGATGAAATTGAGTTGGGCAACCGTGGTACTAATTTCATCATCTGTCCCCGGTATCGTATATGATATCTTTTCCGAACGACAAAATGGGTCAAATAATTTTTTGCTATATCCATCGAGAGTTGATTTATATGCACAATGAACAGTAAATAACTTACCATTACTTGTCGTATATGTCAAATTATTCTTTTTTGCATAGTTAGTGATGAACCACTCCAAATTACGAAGTGATATGCCACTGGATTTATCGAGTATAGATTTTAACATAGTTTTATTCTCGGTGTCGTCATAAAAGTGATTGATTGATGTTAGCAGAATATCCGATTTACTCATTACTATAGTATATTATCCAAATCTATAAGTTCATTACGATCCGTTGAATGTTGGGGTGGTGTAATATTTTTTATAGCGATACAAGCCGGACAATTCTCCATGAATGGAATTGACATGTCATGTGTGTGCTGAAAACGAGATTCTACAACCACCGGACAAAGTGCTCTTTTTTGATAAAGATGAAAACCACAATACCCACCATTCTTGCCGCGTCTAGTACAGCGTTTATTGTTTTTTTGGACACCCCGACACTGTCCCCTGTTTAGAGTATCGGTAGATATGCTTGGTATGTCCCGAAGAAGGGCATCCAATGGAAGACTCCACCTTTTTGCGATATCCCCCAGAATTACGGTTACCTTATCATTGACCTGTTTTTCAACCTCACTCTCGATTGAGCGTAGAAAGTCATCAGACAACATTATTCCTTACTATTACTTTGTTCGTAGTTTTTAAATAACATTGCTATACTCGAACTGTTATTTTCCTTCTTGGCACGTGCATCTTTTAGACGTTCCTTTAGCGCGGCAGCCGTACCGGTTGAATCTATATTAAATTGCTTACACTCTTCGATTAAATCATCCTTTTTCATGGAACTCAGTGATGGATATTCACTGCGTTTCCGTGCCTTTTTAGGGGGTTTGTTTTTATCGATAATCTCACCAAAAATTTCACGCTTAGCGTCGTCATACAGTGGATCGAGTAAGTCCGAGACTGGATTTAAAAATTTATTTTCGAAATAGTAATGGTAATTTATAGGAATATTGTTATCCGCTGCGTATTTTGGATCTTCGGACATCTCAAATGCCTTCGCACGAGGATCTTCCGTTTTAATAAGAATAAAAGGTACTCTATCTCCACTTTGTGGCTCGCTTCCGGGTTTTCTATCTCTCATCTTACGAACAACCTGTACGTGGGATTGATTCATTTCATTTATATACTCACTATTGACAGACCTAGAAACACCCTTAACCTTATAACTGTCTGCCAACGTTTGCGAAAGGACTAGTTTGTCGTTTGGAACATCGCCCGATAATAACTCGATCGCTCGCTGTCTTGCCAATTCTTTGGGTGGTACAGTATCATTTGAATTGAGAATGAGATCGAACAATTCCTTACACACCTCTCGGAGATGCATTGTATTATTACGACGAATAACTTGTAATCCCTTGATATCAATATAATCCATGTTCATTTTACCATCTTTACCTTGTGTCCATAACTTTGCGGCATATCGTTTTTTAGAATAGAGAAAGAATGGCCAATATACCTTCTCAAGTTCGAGATTATTTGGAGCCTTGAAAAGGGCACTACATTCCTCGGCAGCCCTTTCTCCAATTTTCCAACTGTATTCTACGGCTTCAACTCCCTTGCGATCACCTACGTCAAATTCAACCATTACAGAGTCCGTATTATGAACAACTAATTCACCCGGTCCTACATGGAAATGATGGGATCCCGTCGTAAGATCATATACATAATCGTCCGTCTCACCAAGAAGCTCTAGTTTTTTGATAGCAATCGGATTTCTTCTTTGTGTTGATTTTGTCCAGGTTTGTCTCAGAACTTTCAATTTGTCTTGTCGAGTATTGATAGATACATTATATCCCAGTATTCTACCCAATAGATGTAACCCCATAGAACCTTCTTTGCCTTTACAATCCATTCTGTTACCCGCTTTGTCGCCATCAGCCATGTAATATCCTTCAATGAAACGTTCTATAATGTTGGGGAATGCATTTAGAATACACGGAGGGACAATTTTTTCGCCGTGGCCATTATAAAATAATTTTCTATACCGTTCAACCACAGATTTAACATCTCCGATGGCGCATAATTTATATACACCGCTACTTTCAAGTGTATCATATATCTTAGTTTCAAACGGGCACAGTTTCTGTATTTCAAGTAAATAATCCATATTAGAATTATTTAATGCCCATGATCGTTTAATTCCAGATGGACATTCATAAGTGCCACACGAACCATCACCGAAAAAGAAACCCATCACCTTTGCTTCCTCTCGTGTAATACTTATCATACGCGTGGCTGTTTCAAATGCATCCCTGGTATTTCCATGTAATAATTCCTGTCCGAGTCCCACCTCGGATGGTTTGACCATATACTTATTTTTTAGGAGTAAACTGTGATCCTCAGTGACATCGACAATACCCGTATGTGTTACAACTCTGTGTATATTTTTAGATGTCTTGTGCCTTACGATCTGTTTAATGGGTGTAAAGCCATTTTCAGTCCATACCTCGGCATCTATCAAAGATGTTTCTTTACCATCAGAACGAAGATTATACATATCAACGAGCGAATCAATTCTCGAGGTACTAATGACTCCGTCCTTTCGGATGAGTAATGGAGTATCACCAGTAACGGAATCCCCGTACCTTACGTTTGAACCCGGGAAATTGGCCTCCACATAATTCTTTGTTTCCTCAATCATGCTTCTACCCTTACAAGTAACCGTAGATGCGATAGCGACGCACGGAAGCATTCCCTTACTTACGCCCGTAAATCCGTACACAGAGTTCATACTGATTTTGTAGGCCAGCTGCTTACCGTTGTACATTTCTTTTAATGATCCGGTAGATACGGCCATATCTTTTTTTGCTTGTTTCCTAAATTGTTTCAATTCCACGAGAATGCTTGGTAAAAGACTCGGGACGCCTTGTGCGAATTTATACGTTTTGTCTCCAACCTCGAATTCCTCATATGTGACGCCCGGAATGTTACCATAGTTCTTTTCGTCCATCACATACGAAGAATAACATAGGTTATGAGCACACATTATACTGGGATATAGGGCTTCGAAATCGAGAGCTGTAATGGGATTATAATAAGCTCCTTTTGTAGCCTCTAATACGGTAGCTCCAACATAACCATCTTCCGACATGACACCGTATTTGATGGTCGGTACCATAAAACCCATCTCCCTCGCCTTCTTACATAGCTGACTAAATACCTTAATTTGTTGCCCCCTCTCACACAAAAACGTCAGGGGAACCCAGGTAGCCTTTGCCATTTCTAGAAGATTCACGAGGGTACATAATTTGGTTAAAAGACGATGAGGAAGCAGTGTATCCTTAATACAATATTCGGCCACCTCCCGAAGCTTTACCGGATCTTCTTCGCGGTACCTCTTAAACATTTCTTTGGCGGGCATATCAATTTTTTGATCGCCCAAGTACTCCTTAGATACAGCGTCCAATTTATAACTATCCAATTTATACCCCTTCTTTACCTCTTGAAACAAATCAAAAACAAATCTTCCCGGCATGGGAAGTAATTTTAATTCGTTGTCCCCCAGAGCACTCGATGACAATTTCTTATATACCATTTCACATTCACGATTCTTCAGTTTTCCCAGATTGAAAAAGTCGAAATTACACTTAACCAATTGAGCTCTTTGATAGATATATTCCATATCAAATCCATAAATGTTCCACCCCAATATAATATCGACATCCATCTTATGAAGATATTTGGCGAATGCTTCCAGCATTTCACGCTCAGTAGAATAACTAAAAATATTACACCCGTCAAGATTGGGATCTGTATTTTTATAACAAAAGCATGTTTTGTCGTATGGCTCGTCGGATCCAAATTTACATAAGGATATAGCGATCTGAAAACAAGCATCTCCCATGATGGTCGCACATGGGAATTTACCAGTAGAACTATTCGCTTCAATATCAAAAGAACCAACGACAAAGGGGGCTGTCGTTGTTTTTTCTACTGGTTTCAGGGTTTTCCAATCATTACAGAATAGATCGATATCTACAGTAGCGAGATGTGATCTGACACAGGACAAACCCGTATCAAGCCATCCAGTTGATTCAATACCAGTTCGGTGCATTAACCGAAGTACGGGATCTAAATTCGACTCATAAACTTTGTATTTTTTGAAATCGCCATTGTACATGAATAATGAATTGATCTTTCGCCTAGACACAACACTATTAAAATTTAAATGCATAAATGCAAACTTTTCATTATTCTGAAATCCCCATACATCTTTCTTTCTCGTAAGACTATAACTCACCAGACAACCGGGTCTCAGTGTATTAAGTTCCTTATATAGCGATTGAACGTCTTGTTCCGATGTACCTTTTGGAAGTTTAACAAAAAAGTATGGAGTAAAGCTGGTCGTCAGGCAAACCGACTTTCCATCCTCGGTTTTTCCAAAAATACTGATAAGATGTTCGTCACACTCTTCCGTGTCCCGTGCTTCCCATGTGAGAGCCTGAAACACGACCATGTCCTTTGTGTATCAATCGAGCTAAATTTTTAATATACATTATTAGTAAATGTCAGCTGCGTTGATTGATCTTGTCAGTGTCGGTGTTCAGGATGCCTATATAACAGGCGAACCCCAAGTCAGTTTTTTTCGACAAAATTTCAAGCGCCATACAAACTTTTCCATAAAACCAGAGCGAATGGACTACATAGGTACGTTCGGTTCTAACAACGAAGTCACTATTCCGATCCGTTCCAAGGGAGATTTACTCTCGTATTTATGGATCGAAGCCCAGAGTATCAGTAATGTTCAAACGAACAACGATGGGTTATTCTCCAATACCGCATCCGCGCCCACGGAATTCAGCCTTCACATCGGAGGTCAGGAGGTCGCCCGCCTCGATTCGTTGTACATCCAGGGGGTTCATAATATTTTATATAAAGAAAATGGTGCCCGTGGTTCGTGTGCCGTTAGTACTAACGAAGTCCCGGGTAACGCCAGGGGTACAGCCGTGGAACCGAGTGCCGATTATTACATGATACCATTCTTCTTCTCCGAGGATTTTACCAAGTGTCTCCCCTTGTGTGGTCTCGCATACCACGAAGTTGAAGTTCGTGTCAAGTGTCGTGATGGATTCACTCCGGCGGAAACGCCCAAAGTTTATGGTACGTATGTGTATTTAGACTCCGATGAAAGAAAGTATTTCACGGATCAAGAGCATGAAATACTCATTACACAAACTCAATACCAAATAACATCCAATACAGCGACAGAGATAGACTTATCGTACTTCAATCACCCGACGAAGGCGGTGCATTTGGTCTCGGGTCAATCCGCAGGCGCCGCGTGGCAAACCGAATATTCGTTCGACGAATCTACAATGTACATCAACGGTACTCCCCTCTTTGAAAACACCAGTAAAACTTTCCACCACAACGTTGTCCCCGAAATGCACACGTCCGCACTCCCGAGCGCTGTATTGGATACGGCACCCCTCTATACGTGGCCGTTTGGTTTAACTCTCAATAAATCGCAACCGAGTGGTACACTAAATTTTTCCCGCATCGATAACGCTAAATTAATGATTAAGAACCCGGTCGGTGGAGGTTCTCCCCAAATACGCTGTTACGCTGTGAATTACAACATTTTACGCATCAAGGATGGCCTCGGGGGCGTTGCGTTTGGAAGCTAAATAGCTATACTACACAAAAAAATAAACTAAAAAATTTTATAACTTGTAATCCCAATATATAAAATTTTTAATGTGAGGTATTTATAAGTATCGATGCCAATTTCACGAGCCGATCGCGAACGACGAATCCGTACTCAAAACGAAACCGAGGCACGACGACGAAGAGAGAGAATGCAACGACTCAATCGGAGACGGGGACTTGTCTCCAGACCGCCGAATACTAATCTTTCGAATAATTCAAATTCAAATTCAAATAACAAAAATGGCGCATCCAATTCTAACAACAGGAATAAGAACGTCGCGACGTGGTACAACAAGGAATTCACCCCGGTAGCCAAAAAAAATATTAAACCCAAGAAACGTGTGTATATTAGTACGAATGTTGGGAATAACGGTAAAATCAAGACCGTATTTAATAAACGCGGTTTAAAAACATTTGTGCGCAAAGTTAGGGATAATTTCAGAAAGGCCATGAGTCCCGTAACCCGAAAGACCATATCTGGGAGAAATATTAAACCATATACATCAAAAAAGAAAAATTAATCACACTCCAGTAGATCCGAATCCACCTTCACCTCTGTGGGTTTCTTCCAACAAGCCAACTTCCTCAATTTCGAGCATCTCGTGCCTCTCCAACACGAGCTGTGCGATTCTGTCCCCCTTTTTGACATCGAATGACTCTGATCCTTGATTGAAGAGGACCACCTTGAGTTCTCCCCTGTAGTCTCTATCGATGACTCCCGCTCCAACGGATATTCCCGATCGCACGGCGAGCCCCGATCGCGGAGCAACGCGTCCATAAACGCCTTCTGGCATTTCAATTGCGATGCCCGTCTCGACAATAGCTCTTTCGTTTGCGTTAATACTGAGATCACATGTACTATATAAGTCGTAACCAGCAGCCAAAGGAGACCCTCGTGAAGGTATAATTGCATCATATTTCAATTTCTTAACCCTGAGAGTACTCATTATTAATGTCATGTCATTAATCTTTAATTAATATTTTTTCTTCATTCATGTAAACATGACATTGATTCAGGAAAAGGCTCCTTTCATGGCAAAAGTGTTTGGTAACCTTATTTTTCAGGGGACAATTGCGTACGTAACAGCGCAACGAATTATAGATAGTCCGCGGTTCAGTGATCACGTGGCGAAAAATATGCTCATGTATTTGATTTTATTTTTCTGTACATTAATTCCTCTCGTCTTCATTAAATTAAAACTTCCGTATAAATTCGCACTCTTTACGTTGTTGTCCTTCTTCATGGGCGTTTTAACGTCCAGAGATCTTAATGCGAAAGAAGCGCTCACGGATGCTATCGGAATATTCATTCTCATGTTTGTTCTTGGTGCCATCACAATCAAAATGGGTTGGAACCTGAGACCCATTGGTCTCATGCTGTTTGGAGCAATTCTGGCTATGCTTTTTTATAGTATATTTGCCAAGAAAAAGTCTAAGAACTTCTATAAAATTGGTGTGGGTTTAATGGCATTATTTATGGTATATGACACCAATAACATATTACAGCGAAACTATGATGGCGATTTCGTAGATGCTTCCTTTGACTATTTCACCGATATATTCAACATGGCGAGTTATCTCGCAAATATCG